AGACGGTGAAGGAATTTACTCTCGCGGCAGAAAGACTTCTTACAGAATTACTTGCCCTAAACATGGAGTTAAGTAATGAGGAGATTGTAGAATCTTTTGACGGTTTAAGTCAGGACCTCTCCTCTCAATCAAGCAAAGCCCTTGACCTAATGAGAAATGACCCAGAGTTCCAACAAGAGTCTATTGCATTTTTAAACGCTTTACAAATGGGGGCATCCGATGAAGATAGTGAAGCAGCTGGTGTATGAGCGAATGCTCCGCAAAACCTTTAGCGAGTATGTCTCAGACGAATTAAAGCTAGAGGTATTGACGTGGGTACTCTCTCAAATGAATAAGAAGGAAAAGTAACTGTACCTGACTAAAACTCAGAGTGCGTTGGAGATGGTGGCCACATTGTTCCAACTAGCTGTGTCAGACCTCGCAAAGGATGCTAACACATAACACCAAGCTAAAGTCGGGTGTAAACTTTAAAACTATGAGTAACAAGAAGCAAACCTCGGTAGATGTCCTCTTCGAAACACTATGGAACACACCAAAAGATAAGTGGGAGTGGAACGCAATACTCAAGGAGGTGAAGGAAATACACAAGCAGGAGATGAAGGATTTGTATCTTGCTCATGTGACTAAAGTCCCTCGCTTGAGAGAAATCTTCGAGAAACAATTTGAGGAATACTACACCAATACATTTGAGTAATCATGACACCAAAGGAAAAGGCAAAGGAACTGACAGACAAATATTGGATCTATCTACGAGCAGGACTGCTTTATGACGAGGAGGCTAAGGAGGATGCAAAGCAATGCGCAATAATAGCCGTAAAAGAAATGCTAGAGGAAGTCAAGGAGCATAAGTATGATGACACCTCTGCTATTAGAATCATATACTGGTTTAAGGTAATTAACGAAATAGAAAAGATATGAGCAAGGTAACAATAGAATTTGACCGAGTAGAAGAGGCGGATGAACTGCGTACAGCTCTCGATGGGTTTAAGTACAAAATGCTCCTATGGGAACTCGACCAAAAACTCCGTAGCGTGCATAAGTACGGAGCCGCTATAGAAGGATCAGGAGAAGCCACTCCAGAAGAAATGGACGTATGCTACAGGATAAGAGAGTACATCCGCCAGGAACTACAGGACAGTAATTTAACAATAGAATAAATGGCGGACATAAGTAAGTGCATAGGGACAGATTGTCCCCACAGAGAAAAGTGCTACCGATTTACAGCACCTGCTGATGAGTATCAAGCCTATTTTACGGAGCCGCCAATTAAGGCAGACGGAACCTGCGACTTTTTCTGGGGAAAGACTCAGACAGATATTCTCTCTCAACTCAAAGAAATTTTGGGGGATAAGTAAGACTTTGTATATTTGGACATTATTAATAATAAAAATACAAAATCATGGCAATTAAAAAAGTAGTTAAAATGAGTGCAGCACCTAAAAAATCAGATCCTGGTAAGGGAATGAAAGGAGTTGTAAAAGGAGTGATGAACGCAGGTAAGGTAGTTAAGAGAGTTAAGCAAGGTTCTAAGCCTCTTATGGAAAAAAGAGTTAAGGAAGGACCGGTGAGACCAATAGGAGAAACAGTGAAGAGAGTTAAGATGGACTCTAAGCCTATAAACAACTCATATAAAATGAGTGCAAGTGAATCTGCAAAGAAATACACTCAAGCTGAAATTAACAAGTTCACTAAGAAGAAGCCATAAGCAAAATACTTCGCAATGAATAAGCCTCGAAAGAGGCTTTTTTTTTATTCAAAAGTCCCTTACAAGTCACAAATATTTGAAAAATTGTGACACAAAAGACACACTATAGTATGACTCCGCAGTCATTAAAGTCAAAATATACCTTTACGGTCCTCGATCCCACACTTTAATATGGGTTAGATGCTATAAAACACATATGTCGCATATATAGTAAACATTTGCGACATCAGCATTTAACACAACACCCTCTCAAACCCTTAATAGACAAGCGTATCCCCCCAAGGCTAATCCCCAACATTTAACAGACCCCCTGCGCAGGATTTAACATTGTGGAAAATATTCTTCAGAATATGCCATATAGTGGAAAATAATCTACACTAACTCGGAAGTCCTCCGAATTACTGCATGAATTTTACCATTTTGTCTACTCCAGCAAGATGGTTAGTACCACTACCCAACTCCCCAAAAATTTTTTTTGACCCTGGTCCCAACAACAGAATCTCATTCACCACGAAACGCATTTTGCGATACCACCCCCCTATACCCCTCTTTACAAAAATTACAAACCCAGCAAAGACGGGATACTCACCGATGAACAAACCGCATTTCACCCCCATTTATTATAATCTTTACAATACATTTCGTATCTTTACATAACCATAAAAAGGGAATCAGGGGAACACCCAATCCAAAAACAAAAAGGGGCAAGCAGTCAGGGGAAGGGGGTTTACCACCCACGGACCCACACCCCCGATCCGGCGGAGATCGATACTTCCGAACCCACCCCCCAGGCGATCCTGTTTGCGTTACGGCTCACAAGCATCTCGTCTCCTCCTCGTCTCGCTTCCATAGGCATAGCATAAAGCGAAGCAAATCGAATCGCAATGGTTTACTATGTCCAACACAACACAAGGTCTCTATTGACGTCACGAATCGCACAAGGTCATCCGCAATGCCCTAATAAATAATGTGCATAACTATGTTGGTAACTATTCCTCAATCCTATTGCACACACGAACCACATTCACTATAGGCATAACATCACAACACAACATCACATCAAAGCATTTCCACAAAGGCAAAACCAAATCAAAACAATTCCATATCATTTGCGGAGAATTTATGGTGCATCCTAAATCACATTTATGCCTTCTATTATAGGTCAATTTTGGTGCTAACACGCAAAAACAGTTAATTTGCACACTTTTTTTTGTGGGTTAAAATGCACATTTCCAGCTTATTACGTTAGGATTCCAAGAATGGTTAAATTTATTGCAATTATATGATTATTGAATAACAAAAGGGATGTAACATTGCATCATCAAACTAACAAACAAACACACACAATGAAAAACACAAACATCAAAATTGCCTTACTAACTACTATCTGCTTTCTTCTCTCTCTTGTTCTTATCAATATAGGTGAGGAGATGCCGAATAGAGGAATCGTATTTATGGGATTAATCTCCTTGAGTGCATCTACATTCATTCTTGCCTTTGTCGTTGCTGAGTTAATCATTTCAAACTTTAAAAAATAATCAACCTAATAATTATCACTATGGAAAAGAAAGTATTTACAATTTGTGACGCATCTCAATTCACATTCGTTGGTTACGATTCAAAAACACGTTGGAACGGATGGTGTATGCCTTACTTCAGTGAGAAGACTCTTCTAGAGATTCTAGAGAAGAATGCACCATATGTTAGAGAGGATGACGAGTCTATCTATTCATTTGAGGATGGTGTATTTTATGAGACATACGATGGTGAGAAGATTGTTGTGAGCGAAGGAAAGATGATAAACGGAGAGATGCACTACCTACATTCAATCGGATGGATTTGGGACGTTGACTCTAGACTATCTAGAATCGTAGAGGAGATTCAATCAATCGTTGACGATGTGACCTTTACTGACAAAGAAGTTATGGACGAGATGTATTCGTACTTAATTGATGTGAGAGAGAGAGGAATCGTTGTTGAGACGTATACCAATGGAAGAACACAAGCACTAATGACCATCAACGCAATCAATCAATTCACTAACCAATAATCATAAGACAATGCAAGACATCATCACATTCTACCACTACGAAAATGTCCAAGGACAATTCGTTAAATCTCTTGAGACGGGAATAGTCATGGAGAAGTTTAGAGGAGGATTCCTCATCCAATCAAGCAAGTTTCCAAAAGGAAAATGCATCGCATCAGAAAACATAATCAATAACCAATAATTTTAAGACGATGAACAATTCAAAGATGCCGTATAAGTGCGGACAAAATGTTCGAATGAATGAACAAACCTATCTCTTCCTAGGATATACTGACATTGATTGCAAGAGAGGATGGATTGCCGATAAACATGGGAACGGATTAGAAGTTCAAATCAGTAACTTAAGTAACTTAAGTAGATGTTAACACAAAAATTTTTAAACACACATAAACTGGAAATTATGAAAAGCACAATGAACTTACAAAAATCCATCTTCATTTTAGATGGTGCGAGAGGAACTTACATCCCACAAAATCTTGCTGAGACTATGTTGAACGAGAGACATCTTCACACATATGAATTCACTACGGATTCTGCTACGTTGAAGAGGATGTTGGATGAACTAATCGAAGGACAAGACAACGAACACTATTGGGACAATTGGAACGACATCCTTTGTTACTTCAACGAGATTCGTAAGATGTCTTCTAACGAACTATTCTATCTAACGCAGACGGAAGATGGTGACCTTTGGTTAGTTCACGAAGACGAACTATGGGAATGGAATGAATATAGTGAATCTTAAATCAATCAAAAATCAAAATCAATAATTTAAAAAATCAAGACAATGAACTTAAAAGAATTAAAAAAGTATGCCCATACAATGGGTAAAGAAAATCCAACATTGAAAGAAGAAATCTATGACTTCGTTCAGTTAGCAATTGACGAGATTGATGAAGGAGGAAGTGAAGACCATGAATGCAATCTTGCACAACGAGACATCGAATTCATCGTGAACGAGAAGATGATTGAAGACGAAATGCAAAAATCCAACTTGACTGGCGAAGACAAAACGGTGCATGGATACACTAATCTAGAGACACATATAATGATTTCACACATCCACAATAACCAAGATTGGTTAGAGGATGCCTTCGACAACATCAGAAGGTATAACAATCCAAATAACTTGAAAGCAAATTGTCAAGAGGAGATATTTAACGGAAGAGGATTATCGGATGTACTTGGTCTAATGTCCTTCGATAGAATCAATTTTAAAGAGATATTCGAGAATCTAAAAGGGATGATGCCGAAAGTTAGATTCGAAGTAGGAGACTATCTGATGATTGTTGACGGAGATGACTTGACTTTCGATTGGAAAGGAAAGGTATTCGTATTCGATTCATACGATGGAAATGAGGAAGGAGCAATAGACATTACTGACCATAGTGGAGAAGATGTAAAACACTACCATTTATTCGAACATCGTTTCGTCAAGGTAACGCATGAATGGAGACTTGTTCAAGAATCTGACCGATGGATATCTGAATGGAGAAACGAGAACAATGAGATTGTGGGAGTAGACTACTTTCAAGGATATGATTCTTTCGATGCCTTGCAAGAGGAATTCTTCCTACCTAATGTTAAACTTACTGAAAAAGTTCTAGAGAAGAAGATGCCTGTTGACGATGCAATTTGGTTAGTCATTCACGAAGAGAACATCAGCAAGGAAGAATTGCTTGAGAGACTTGCTTTGGCTAACACACAAGCGAAAATCTTATTTGACCAATTGCTTGAATTGTGTAATGGTGAAGATGATACAATGGCTGAGGAATTGTCTCACGCACACAACATCAAAATACTTACTGACCTAACTACTGACGAATATAAATTTGATAAATAATATGAAAGCAATAGAACTAAACACAAAAGAAATCACTAGGATACAAGTTATCCTAGGTGATTATCTAAATGACCGAGAGACTGGTGTACTTGAATTGAATAGAGAATTCGTCATGGATGACAAGACATTTGTTACTTACTTCATTGAAGGAAGGTATACCAAAGACGAGTCATTCAGGTATGGTCAAATGAGAGAGAATGTTGAATTCGAATGTGAGACATTCATTGTCTCTGATGCCGATGACAATATGCATCCTCAAGATTCATCTTTACTATCATTCTCCTCCAGCGAGACATTTGACCATCTCGGAAGTGGATCGTACATCTAAAAAATCAAATCAAATCAAATCAATAAATCAAAAAATTATGTTAACGAAACAACAAAAACAAATCATTGCGGATATGTCAGATTCATTCGCTAAAGTGAACGAGCAGTTCAACACATCAAAATCTTTTAATCTAATCAATGCAGACGAATTGCATATGCTGAATAGAAAGAAGATAGAATTCGCAGAGAATGTCAAAATTGCAAAAGAGAACTGGTGCAAATTAGCCGAAGCAGAAGTGTATCGAATCATCTCTTTGTTGAAGGAAGACTTGCCTAACGCAGTAATTCAAAAGCAAGGGAAAGAAAATGGTCACTACGAAGGCAATTCTATTTTGATAGGTAGAAGAGAAAGCGATTTATCTGGTCATCACGAAAAACGTGTAACTATTGATGTAGTGAAACTTACGGAAAAAGCAATGGAAGATGAATACGGAAATTGGTCTAACATTCCAATGGGATTAGCATATGAATATTGGGGAAGTAATAGTAGAGAAAGATTTAGCGACATTCAATCCCTATGTTCATCAAAAGTATTTATCAGCCAAGTAAGAAACAAAGTTTTATAATAATTTAATAATCAGAAAAAATGGAAAAATTTAGAATCACCAGACATTCATGCATCACTACATTAGATTCATATGAGCATGGACAACAACAAGAGGTTAATTCTCATTCAATTGAGCGACACGAGGAATTCGATTCAATGGACGAGCTTTTTGAACATCTTAATGCCCACATTGGAGCGGATTATAACGCAGACGATTTCTATGCAGATGAGGAGACAATCCAAACGGATGTCCTTTGCAAGTTCGTTAATGGTTTTTACTTCAGAGCGGATGCGGATGAAATCTCTCTTTGGAGACAAGGTCTAATTGACCTTTACAATTGTCATCACATCTTCTATGCAGAGCGGATCGTTAAGTTAAAACTGACGAAGGAAGACGAGAAAGAATCTCTCTTCAATATACTGGGAAATGCATTAAATCCAAATAACTAAAAACATAAGGCAATGAAAAAAGAAATCGAAGAGAATAAGTACATCTGCAATTCATGTCACGAACATTATCCAGCAAGTGAAATGGATTTTGATACTGATAATGAATCTGACCTTTGTAAAAATTGCAATCATATTTCACACAATGATTCTCCCTATGGCGAAATCAAAAATGAACACGAGATTACAATCAATGCCGTTGAGCTTGCTTCAGAATTAGCGCATACTAATCTTGTTGAGAACTGGGAAGAGAGCATCACAATTTACAAGGATGTGAAATCGGATGTGTTAACCTATACTGAAGATGCACAAGACTTGTTCAATGAATATTATGATAACTATTACACATTAATCCAATCAACAAAAATTTAAAGCAATGAGCGAAAAAGTAAATTCAGTAAAAGCATCTAAATTCCTTGAATGGTATTTCTCTGACTCATCTATGATAAGAGATTTTGGGAATGCAATGATTGACCAATTAGAGACATTTGGTAAGGCAGATATTTCAGTAGAGCAATTGTATGACGGATGCGGATATATTCCGCAGAGCATCTGCGAAGATTACGATGGTGTTTACGAAGTGGAATATGAACCATCGGATGTAGAATTCATTAATGACCTTAAATAATAAATGAAGACAATGAAAAATACAATTGATATTATTCTGACGGTGCTAGGCGTACTTTGTCTGGTCATGTTCTTCGTCTCTTATATGACGGATTCAACACCACTAATGTTAGGCACGATGACGATACTACCAATCGTATATGTCATAGGCAATCTGCAATAATAGACATGGATAATCTTAAAAGGATGTTGTTAATTCAGCATCCTTTTTTTTTGTGCCTAGTTTTCAATGAGTTAAGTCTTGTTTGTGTGGATCTTGGGGCAACTGGTCTGCATTTCACCGGATCACCGCCCCAATCCAAAAAATTTACTATCACTTTCTCTAGCAGGTCAGACGGTGCAGAGTTTTGATTTTGCTGACTTTTATAGTACATTTGGTTTGTAAAAACTTCTCGCACACATTTTTTAACACAATAATAGTTTGAACACCACGCAAGATAATAAGCTACAGAAAAAGGTTGTTGGGGATTCCCTACTGATGTCCTTTATTAAGACGTGCCGGTCTCATGCTGACGTGTTAAACATGGCTTACATCAACCATATGTGTGGTAATGGTCAGCGTTGGATGAGCGACATTGTGGGTAGAAAGAAGCCCATTAGAGACCGAGAGAAGGTCATACAGGTCATCAATTCTATCCTACTATATTGTGAAGAGGTGGAGGAAATGAGAGAGAAAATTGAACGCCTAAAGCATGAAATCGAAGCACAAGTATAGAGCAAATTGGCTCACCTATTTTGCAGACAAGGACATAAATCCGAGGAATGCCTTGAAGATATTCCGACCAGAGTTTGATCCCTTGAAGGTCAAAAGGATGATGTCCTTGTTTCATGGGAGGATGATTTTTGAGGAACAAGACCTAGTCGATTGGAAGAATATAAAGTCATCTATAGAGAGAACGGACACAAGAAACAATGGCAAAATCTTTTCGTAGTCAGAAGTATTTAAAGAGGGCAGACACATACCTTGTCCTTGACACTATGCACAAGAGGGTGAACAAGATGTGCATCTCTCTGGGTATTCCACAAGATCCAAAGTCATATGTATACTTCGACCTTGCTCTCTTGAGCTTTCCTCAAGGGGAGAGGAGGAGGGTTCTCAAGCAGATTTTCAGCAAGTGGGGTACGGACATAAAGCTCGAACACGAACCTTACTTATTAACATTAGAAAAATTTACAAAAAAAGTTTTGGAGGGTTTCGAATAATGTGTTACATTCGCAAAACATTAATAAAGAAAACCTATAAATTATGTCAAACATAACAATTTCACCAAAGACGGTTATGCCGTTCATCGAACCTCGCAGAGAGGAAATGATTAAACTGATGGGAGGAGAAGAAGTCCTCATGAGAGAGATGTCTTTCGCCATCCAAGCTGCTAACAACAACCAAGTGTTGGCAAATTCTAACCCACAATCAGTTGCAATGGCTGTGTACAATTGTGCATTGACCAAGTTGTCTCTGAACCCTGTAATGAACTTGGCCTACCTAGTTCCTTACAAGGGCAACGCTAAACTTATGCCCGGCTACCAGGGGATGATTAAGTTGATTTCTGACACGGGAATTATCAAGGCCGTATCTTCTGCCGTGGTTTACCGAGGAGATGAGTTCGACTTCATTCAAGGAACAAGTCCTGAGATTATCCACAAGCCGAAGGGTGAGACCTTCAAGCACAGCGATGTGTTAGCTGTGTACGCAATCTTTGTACTACACAACGATGAGAAGTTGTTCGAGATTATGTGGAAGCCACAGATTGACGCTATCAAAAATCGTTCAGAGACTGGCCGCAAGGATGTTGGCCCATGGTCTACTGACTACTCAGAGATGGCTCGTAAGACCGTTGTGAAGAGAGGTTGGAAGTCTATCCCTAAGTCATCCTTTGCCTTGGATAAGATTGAGAAGGTTAACACCGCTATCAGCATCGACAACGAGGAGTATAAGACAGTTGAGTATGTGAAGATGAGCGAGGAGCAAGTTGAACGCTTACTTGAGAAGACTACCAACGTAGTAGAACTTGAGACTGCTCTATCTGATGAGTCGGTAATGATTGATCCTGAGCAGAAGAAGGAGATTATTGAGAAGGCTCGTAAGAAAGTTAAAGGAGGGGACAATGAGTAATCTACTAAACGAAATCCTAAAGGAACAAGCACAAGCGTCTGACCAACGCTCACAGGCTTGGTTCAACGCTCGTGTGGGTAAGTTCACCGCATCAGAGATATACAAACTAATGACTCAACCTCAAACTAAGGCAGCGAGAGATAACGGAGAGTTGTCCGAGACTACCAAGACTTATATCATGGGAAAGGTTGCCGAGGAGATGGCTGGTGTTGAGCAAACCACTAACTCTGCGGCTACGGACTGGGGTGTGGAACATGAGGCTGAGGCTTGTAATCTATATGCCGAGATGATGGAGTCTCGTGTCGACTCTGTAGGTTTTATCCCCTACGGAGACCACGCAGGAGGTTCTCCAGATGGTATCTGCTCACGCTTCGGTGTGATTGAGATTAAGTGTCCATACAACTTCGAGAATCATGTGCAGAACCTTCTCATTGCTGACGAGGATGACCTATTCAAGCAGAGAAAACCTTACTGGTGGCAGTTGCAAATGAACATGGTTGTCGCAGGAAAGGAAGAGGGGATGTTCATATCTTACGATCCAAGAATGGATGGGAAGAACAAGTTAGCGATAATTCCTGTACATTTACAACCTGATTCAAAAGAAATATTAGACAACGCCATTGCAATGGCAGTTAAATACAAACAATTTTTAATTGAAAAGTTAGGCAACCGATGATTCTAGACGAACACAAAAAGCATCAGATAATTGCATCCATGCTACACGCAAATGCATTTGTAAACATCTCCGACCAAATAGGGCCACCCTTTTGGGAGAAGGAGGTAAAGATGAAGGGTAACCAATTCGTTAAAGCTGCCGAGCAGAGATACAAAGTATTAGCCACCGCCCTCTTCGACCTTGAGGGTGGTGACTACTACCTACGAGCAATGGGTGATGCTGAGGAATTGATAGAGGAAATCTCTACACTACCCTGGTTTTCTTACTACGACATCGTTCAACTAATTAAAAAATACAAAGATGAAAAAGTTTTGGAAGACAGAGAGAAACTTCAGAAAGGGATGGAATCTGAACCCACAGCAGAAGAGTGAGATTTATATTTCAGTTGCCGTACTAATTATTATTTTTATCTACACACAACTGCCATGAAGGACCATCATAAATTTTTAGCACTTTCCATAATCATATTAACCCTATTTGCCACTATTCACGTTGTTAGCGTCAAGAGAATGGAGGACAATAATGACGCTGATGCAATTCTCCGTAAACAAATAGAGGAACAGCAGAAGATTATTGATGGTAAGCAGGTGGAGATTACCCAACTTCAGCGGACTCTTGTTGGTCTGAAAGGAGATGTGGTTGTAATAGACAACAAGGCAAAAGAAACTAAAACCAAATACAAAGATGAAAAAAGGTACATTGATTTTGCTACTCCTAGTCAGCAGTCAAGTCTTCTCTCAACTAACCTCACCGAGTTCAAGGATCTTGATAAAAAAGGATACTTTGACCTGCCTGAAGGACGCTGAGATTAAAATCATTAACAAGTTAGCCGCAGCTGAGAGGTTCTACCACTCAATGTATGACAACCACCTGAGTAAGATTTCTAACCTAGAGAAGCAATTGTCTACGCTAGATGTAATTGCCGATGGCTACAAGGTCTCCTTCGAGGCTAAGTCAAATCAGTACGAGTCCTTGCAGATGCAGTATGACTTGAGAGTTAAAGAATACGAGGATTTGGAGAGTTCCTATTGGACACTTAACGCAAAGAAAACTACATGGAAGACACTTACCATTGTAGGCATACCAGTCTCCTTCGTTGGAGGCGTTCTACTTACAGTTAAACTTTTAAACTAACACACATGAAAACACTAGCAGACAGAATTAAATTCCTACCAATCACACAAGACCTCGTTAAGTCAACCCTATTAGACTTGTCCCACATAGGAACACAAGTTATTGAGGGGAAAGTTATTGAGGTTGGACCAGAGATTGAGGAGGTAAAACTTGGAGACATCATCCGCTTTGGAGAGAAAACTCCGGTATATCTTGACGAGAAAGGGGTAAAGGTTGGGTACATAATGGAGTCGGATGTGCTACTTATAATGGGCAATGAGACGGAAGGTTAGGTATTGGAACGATATCCAAATTGATGACGGGGCTTGTTATATGTGGAACGGAGAGTACCAGGTTATAACATTCAACAACTCAAAGGCAGGGTACTTTCACGCCTGGGGAATTGTTTCAGGAGAGAGCGTTGCGTTTATTGAAAATTATGAAGGACATATTGAAGCAATTAACCCAACATTCATTAAATTTACAAGTGAGAACACAACCACACCTCATTTGTTTCAAGCGTTATCATTTATAGAAGATCAGGAAATGAGAGAGAGGGTTATAAATGTTTTCTTGAACACAGATGAATACAATAAAGGTTAACATAAAACCATTGTCTATAAACAAAGCCTTCCAAGGCAGAAGGTTTAAGACAAGCGATTATAACAATTATGAAAAGTCATGCCTGTTGATGATGCCCCGGCTACGGTTTCCCCAAGGCAAGGTAGCACTTCATATACGGTATGGCTTTTCTAACAAAGCATCGGACGTAGATAACCCCACTAAGTTAGTGTTGGACATCATGCAGAAGAAGTATGAGTTTAATGACAAGGATGTTTACGAGATTCATCTCTATAAACTAATTGTCCCACGAGGTAAAGAGTTTTGGGAAGTTACTATCATCCCTCTCGAGTAAGTTTTTTTTTTTTACTGTTGAGCGAAGGCGGTTACTTCAAACGTGGAGTGCCGCCTTTCCCATTTCTAGCCCTATTTTTTGACTGACCTTCGGAAACAGTTTTGCCCGACTTGGTGTGGCTACGATCCTTACCATCTTTGTTTCCGTAAGTTCCAGCCTTGCGGTTCTCCTTGTTCAGTTCTGAACGATACTTACGTCTCTCGGGAGTAGAATGATATTCTTTGTTGTACTCATCCTTTTTAGCCTTAGCCTTTGGATTCGATTGAAAGTATTTAGCACTCTCTGACTTGCCTTTTTTAGTACCTGCTAATGAATTTCTCATGTAACAAATATAACACTAAATTTGTTACGATGATTATACATGAAATACAACAAGTGCTTTGGGTAGAGACGGAGTTAGGTGAGGGGATTGCCCTATTCCTCATGGACTACGGAATGCAGAATAATACTGTGTGGGTTGTGGCCTTGGAGGAGACTGGAGAGATAAAACACTTCGACTCTAATCAGATAAGGTTATGCAAGAACCACACTATAAACCTTCGCTGTAATACGCAATCTTGAGCATCTCGTATAGTTTAAAGACGTACTCCCACCTCCTATCCTTTTGTAGTAGCTTCTCTCTTGACATGGTGTGCCAATCTGTGTGGTACTCAGCATTAACAAAGATTATATTGGAGGGGTTGAGACGATAGGCAGGAAAGGCTCCCTTGCCGAGGATGTGGAAGCAGATTGATGGAGAGAACTCTAATTCTCTCCCTGTGATATAGCAACGATGCTTACGACTTTCCCATAGATGTTTGAAGAGATCCATTTCCCCAGTAGGCTTGTACTTCTTTTTGAAATCAGTTCTCTTGAGACCCTTAGACTTAGGCTTCGCATCCTCTCTGTAGTTCTTACAGAATGTACGGTTAAAGTCCGTACAAAAACACTCCTCGGCTTGGCACTTCATGGGCATTGCGTTTAAAACAAATAAGGAGGATTTCTCCCCCTTATCTGTAACCTAAATCAATAATCAATAAATCTATGAGAAAGAATTTAACATTGCAAATATACAAAAACAAATTCTGTAATTGCAAATATTAATAAATTTAATTTTCTTTGATTACATCTGTGCCAAGCATAAATTCTCCAAACATATACTTTTGAGCTTGTTTAGTGCAATCGGTTTTTGATAAGAATAGATTAATAACGTCTGAATCTACCAAGTCTGGGTGTACCCACCAGTCTTCATAAGGACAGTTGTCATTAGGAGATATATTACTTCCTACTAATACATACCCTTTTTCTGTTAAAAACTCTCTAGACTTTTCTCTGTATAGCCTAGTTAGGTCTGCATAGTAGTCATGTTCAAATGTAATTACTGCAAATCTATGCTTGTCAAATGGTATCTTGGTTAAGATGTCATAGGTTACACTAGGTGGCTCACAGTCTACTTGTAGGTAATCTATATCCTTAGGATACTGATGATGTGTTAGGAAGTCAGCGTAGTCTATAGTTGTAGCGTCATGAAGGATTATAGGATTTTTTCTGCTGTTTTTAAATTTTGTAACCTCATGCTCTAATATTTCTATAGACACCCCCTTCCATTCAAACTGAGTCTCTAGCAATGCTGAATTACTACCAAAGAAAGGATCTGCTGCACCAATTTCTAAATAGGTGCCATGCTTCTTCCCCTTTAACATTGATAACACAAAAAGGTCTTGGTATGTTTGTGAATAGTTTCTCTTAACACCCTCCAACCCTTCAAAATGATACATCATCGAAGAGTAGTTTAATGCGGTGTAAGGTAAAAAAGGGTCAGACGATGAGCCTAAAGAAGTTATATTCTTTTGGAGCAAGACCTTAAATCCTTCGTCCATTAGGTGACTATAGTTTTCTGCTAATTCAAATAGCAATACTCTTGCTTGTTTGCCGTCTCCTATCCACCATTGTGAGACAGCTAATTGAAACAAGTATAAGTAATAATCATCATCTTTATTATTCTTTTTGGTAAGAGCTAATGTGGCATAAAGGTTAGACTCTTGCCAGTTCTGAATTGATTCGAAGTATTGGCTAAGTTTTAAAAATCCATATGCAACATCAGGCATATAGGTTACTACGTCCATTAGTATACTCTTCTCTGCAACTTTTCTATTACCTTCTTTAGCAATACACTCCGCTATTCTTAACAAGCATTGGTATGCATTAACAGGTTGACTATTTAAATGAAATAACTCTGCACTTCTTAGATAAAAAGACAGGGCCGATGACCAAAGTTCTTGGTTAAAATAGAAGTTGGCTAGTGCATAATTGTTCTCTGCTAGTTCAGGAGATTCAGCAAACCTTTCTAATGCTTTAGGGGAGTTTTTACTGCTATGTTTTTTTACAGCATTTGACAAACCTACTAAACTCTCAAAGTATTCACAAGGCATCTTAACTATAAATGCAGACGAGTCATGAAAGCCCATAGTGATAAGAAGGTTATCCTCTTGAACAGCCATACCACATGAGAATTCTATATTAGCACCAAAGATTTTAAAAGCGTCTGATGTAGCAACTATATTCCAATCCTTATCCCACACGATAAATCTGTGATAGTATTGGGCATCTTTTTTATTTTGCTCATTTTTCCAAAGGTCTACCTCGTGGGTTAGTGCTATCCTGTAATTTTTGTATGGTATAACTTGGCTGCCCCCACGAATATCTCTAGGAAGTTCTAATGTTTCTTTTGATATAAATACTGTTTCAGAGGACTTGTTTTCTAGGTTTACTTTTACCACCTCTGTAGGATTACTCCACTTAACAAAGTGATATGGCATATCCAATACAGGCATCCAGTTCTTCTCACAATAAGATTGAGCAGGTGGTTCTATTCTAGTTCTATTCACCTCTTGCCCATTAACAATCTCAGACATCTCCATCCTGCCCACACCATTAGTTGTAGTATCCCTCCTAACCCCACATAAAAATAGTTTGTTATCCCACTTAACTATACGGGCATCTTCTAATCCTACAAACTCCCATAATGGCTTTACATCTAACTTTGAAGTGTTTACTTTTTCAAACGACTCTAGAGTAAGAGTATTAGAATCAAGTTTACATAAGTAGTTAGTTGTAGTGAGAGTTATATCATTTTCAGGATTTAGGTATGCCAATGGACTGCAATGAACAAGAAACTTCTGTGAAAATTCAGAGTGGTATAACATATACTGCACCTTTCTGATATTCAATAGAAGATCTTCGCCATCAATGAATATTGAGGGGTTAGTATTTGCTGTGCCGCCTATACAGGTAGCCGGTAAATTTAAGAAATGAAAACTGCCCCCATGTTGGAGCAAATCATGGGATAAATAATTTTGCATAAATATTGATTATACAACAAATGTAAACAAAATTTTCTTTAATCTTAAAATGTAAAAACTATTGGTTGTTTATTTTACAACCCCAAGAGTGTTTTTTCCTCAGGTGATAGCTTACTAAGAGCATCTTCTTTCTTTATCTCATCAACGTCTAGGTTCTGTGTTAACTCAAAATACTCCACTTCAGGCATAAAACTTTGAATATTTTTTGCTTCAATAAGATATGCTAAATACTTATTTGCATCTTCAAATGAATCAAAGTATTTAGTGAGGTTTTGAACAGTAACCGTTAATTGGTCCCCGTCCACAATAGTTTTTTTTGTTAGTGATACTTTATACATTTTATACTGATATTAATAGTTCAAAAAATTCATTTTGAGCAGGAGCTGAGGGTCTTCCAAAAGCAGGTGCGTAAATAGCTGTTATTTTTGTAGTCCCATCTTGATAACAGATGCACCCCATTTTATTATTTGAACTAGGATTTGTAGCTAATGACCAAGTACCGGCAGCACTTAATACACTATAAGGTGCTTTGATAGGTGTATATCCACTAACATTACCTTTCAATAAATTTATCCTAAATATTTGATGACTCAGTCCAGGTGATGCTATAGATGCGTTAAAAAGATAAATCGCATCTCCCTCTTCAGTATGTGGATCATATGCGTAAGATATTAAATTTGTGGTACTTGAATTATTAAAATAACCTCCAACAGCTCTTCCCATAGTTGATAAAGTCCAAGCCCCATTAGTTCCTCCTGCTATATCAAAAGTATATAAAACATTGGTTACCATAGAAAATATTAAACTGTTTCTAACAGATGAATTAGCGGAGTTACTTCTTTTAGCTCCAAAACAATGTACTAAAACACCACTATGGTTTGGACCGTTTGTATTTGTAAATTGAGTTGTACTCCAAGTGTCAATAGTTTGAGAGGTGTCTGCACATAGGTTAGAGGTCTTGTATGTCATCATAGAGGTACTATTTCCTCCTGCCACTAAAATATTGTCCGTCCAGTTTTCAATAACAAACTTACAGTTTGCACTTGGGGTTACTGTCCAGTTAGCTGATAATGTATACACCGCAGATGGTCCTGCTGTATGAGAAGATATTCTTCTTCTTTGACCAACAGCTGTTGTGTTAACAGTATCCTCTACAATTCTAACTTGGAAGTTTCTATATTGATTTGCTACTACTACTGAATCACCATTAGAGGCCTGCCCTGTAATTGTTCCTGCCGCAATTGCTGTGGCTAGTAAACAATTTTTAGTGTTAATATAATTAGTCCCAGACAAAGTAGCGGTATCATATGTACTTGTTCCTACTATAAAACCCTCTCCAGGTATTCTGTCAGCAGAAACGTGTTGCTCATCAAAAACTATCATTCCGGCTTGTGAATTACCGGATAAAGAAAGATTTGCAACACCCCTATTCCCACTTTGTGCATATGTATTATCAGCATTATTTAATGTGGCTAAATCATAACTTCTCCACATCCCTGTACTACCATTTCCAACCCCAGCTACATAAAGAGTTCCTGATAACAATTCAAATGTATCTCCAACAGCTGGTGTAAAAGATAGAGGTTGATCTAAGTATATAGTTGGGGCAGTAACATACAAAGAAGCAGGCGTTGAATAGCCTGTGTTGCTAACTATTCTTCTTTCTTCAATTTTACCTGAAGCTAACCCAATTACTCTAATCATAAACCCTAAACCATCACCTCTATCAGACCATTGGTCTGCAACAATAGGAATTCCTACTGTTAATGTTCCTGACGCAGCTCCTGAGGCCCCACCGTTAAAGGTAAATTGAGTTGTGCTAGCAACAGATTGTATCAGTGTAGCACTACTATTTATTGTAGTTAATGGGACTGCCGTAGCATCACTAGACACTGATACAAATACTCTTTGTTGAGCGTAAAAATTATGTGGTCGAGTAGTAGTTACTGTAATAACAGAACCTGCTCTTGTCCATGTAGCCGCAACAGGAGCGTAATAGGTGGTGTCTAGATTTAATATTGATGCTGTACTGCCAGCAAGAATGCTTCCTCTTGGCCCTTGTGATGGAGCAAATGCAGCAGCAGTACACACAGGAAAAGACCCTCCAGTACCCCAAGATAAATTAGCTAAACCACTCCAAGCGTCTGTAACTGCGTTGTATTCTTGATGGGTAGTAGCTCCAAAACCTAAATGCCATAGTTTTGGAGTATTGTAGTTATTACCTCTAAAATCTGACGCTATATTACCACCACTTAATAATATTGAGGTGCTTGTTGTCATAGATGTTAGACCACCTTGAGCAACTGCTAAAGGTCTCCATTCGGGCTTGTCTAATAACTTTTTAAAATTTAATGTTGTTGCCATATTTTTTTAACTTATTCTATTTCTTACTGCTAATTGCCACGTTGTTGATCTAGGTGGATTAATTTGATCTTCTAAAAATCTAGTTGTTGTTCCTATACCTAATAAAATGTTTACCGAGCCTACTGTAGTTACTGTATCTAAGTATCCCCCATAACTTTTAGACCTAGAGTAAAGATTATTTTCAAGATAATTCGGTCTTTGTAATGACTTTAATATTTGAGATAAAGCAACCGACATATCATTGATTTGTTGAGATATAAACTGCTCATCATAGTAAAAGATTTGCAACCTATCTGTATTAGCAAAAGAGGCTGTGTTTGTATCGTACGTTAAAGTAAATACATTGCCTGATAAAGTAGCACCTTTTGTAGCGTCACTAAACTGATAAATAATTGTATTGTTAGTAGTATCTGTTATCAATAACAAACCTTCTAGTTTTACATTACCCGAAGGTAAATTTATAGTGACGGTTTTAGCCACCTTATTAAAAGTGTAACTCCCGTAGTCTAGTCCTATTACTATTTTTGCCATAATTTTATCCTAAAGATATTGCATATGCTATTGCATCACCTGCTGAGATACCACCCCCTCCTCCACCCGAATATTGGGGGATGTTAAGGACAGAACCAACCAAAGTAGATGCTCCGCTTGTGCCTAATGTTGTCAAAGTTAGTGAAATTGTTCCTTGAATTCCTTGAATTCCTTGAATTCCTTGTGTCCCAGTTCCTGTAAATCCTTGTGTTCCAGTTGTACCTTGTGACCCTTGAGCCCCATTAGAGCCTGTGTTTCCTGTGATTCCTTGAATACCTTGAGACCCATTTGTACCATTTGAGCCTGTAGTACCTTGACTACCGACTGCCCCCTGGCTTCCTGTAGACCCTGTAGAGCCTTGACTTCCAGTTGACCCGGTAGTTCCTTGGGACCCCGTTGTTCCCGTTGCACCTTGACTTCCTGTAGTACCTGTTGCCCCTTGTGAACCTGTAATACCTTGACTCCCAATAGTTCCTGTAGCCCCCTGACTTCCATTTAAACCTGTAGTTCCCTGAGAACCTGTTACACCAGTAGACCCTTGACTCCCTACGGCTCCTTGAGAACCTGTACTTCCTGTAGCACCCTGTGACCCATTAGTGCCAGTAATACCCTGTGTTCCATTAGCACCCTGAGACCCTGTATTTCCTATCAACCCTTGTGTTCCCTGCACCCCCTGACTACCCGTTGTGCCCTGAGGCCCAGTCGGATATGAGGTAATAATCAACAACATTTGATGATTATTAGGAAAAGAGTATGTTGATGTAACTAAAGTAACACCATAAGTCCAATATGTTGTATTATCAGTCTTACTAGTAATTTGCCATTGCTGATAATTTGTGTGGGAGGACTGATCTTGTAAAGTTATAATAGTTCCAATTCCAATATTTGATAAAAACAAATCTAAGTTATCTCCATTTTGATCTATTTCACTTACACTAATAGAAGTTGCAGACGCTTGTGTTGCATTGTTCCATATAATGTGACCCGATGCTGGGTCCCCAGTTGTGATAGTAGTTTTTGCTTGGTAGTTAAAAAACGAATTAGAATTTCCTGCAATTCCTTGACTTCCAATAGCCCCTTGTGCTCCAGTTAAGCCTAAAGTTCCTTGTATACCTTGAGTTCCTTGACTTCCGTTTATACCAGAAGTACCTTGAGTACCTGTACTACCAACAGCCCCTTGAGAACCAGTATTTCCAGTAGCTCCTTGCGAACCTGTTGCGCCAATAGTCCCTTGTGAACCAACTGACCCTTGGACACCTATGGCCCCTGTTGTTCCCTGACTACCTGCTGTTCCCGTGCTTCCTTGGGAACCAGTGTTACCAAGAATACCCTGCACACCTTGAATACCTTGTGAGCCGGTGTTTCCAGTAGACCCTGTGCTTCCTTGTGAGCCTGTTGTTCCTATAGAACCTTGGCTACCTACAATACCTTGTATACCCTGACTTCCCGTTGCTCCATTATTACCAGTTAATCCTTGAACTCCTTGAGTTCCCTGAGATCCATTTAACCCTGCCGTACCTTGTGTACCTATGGCACCCTGACTTCCTGTAGAGCCTGTAACACCTGTTGTTCCTTGGCTACCTGTAACTCCTTGGGAACCATTAGTTCCTGAAATACCCTGCGTACCCTGAGAGCCATTAGCCCCAGTAGTGCCTGTGGTTCCTTGGGACCCGATAATACCTTGACTTCCAGTGGCACCTGTTGTGCCTTGCAAGCCTGTTGCACCAACACTACCCTGCGAACCAACCGACCCTTGAACTCCAGTTGAACCAACACTTCCCTGTGTTCCTGTAGCCCCAGTTACACCCTGAGAACCAATTGCTCCTTGTAGTCCAAGCGTGCCTTGTATTCCTTGAACTCCTGTAATCCCTTGGCTTCCCGTAGAGCCTGTGCTACCTTGGCTACCTGTATTACCTACTGTACCTTGGAGACCTGTTGTCCCCTGTGTACCTTGAACGCCTAATAAACCTTGTATGCCTTGGGTTCCTTGGAGTCCTTGTAAACCATTTAATCCCTGTACCCCTAAAAATCCTTGTACACCTTGGGTGCCTTGAGTTCCAACTAATCCTTGAACACCTTGTGCACCAACAATTCCTTGAGTGCCTTGTGGTCCATTAGCACCTTGTACACCTTGAGGACCTGTTACATTACCAGCATCAATCCATGAAGTTCCACTCCATACCCATAAATGTCCTGTATCTGTGGTAATATAACCATCACCAATTGACCCACCATACGAACTTGGCCATCCTGGCAAAGAAGTCGATGTAGACACACTACCTAATATTGTTACTGAACTACCGGAAACTCCTTGTAATCCTACTAATCCTTGGATACCCTGAGTACCTTGCAACCCTGTTATCCCTTGGATACCTTGCAAACCAGTTAAACCTTGTATACCTACAGCACCTTGAGAGCCGATTGCACCTTGTGAACCAAGAATACCCTGTGTCCCTATAATGCCTTGAGTACCTTGGCTACCAGTTTGACCTTGAATTCCCGTGGCACCTTGTGTTCCATTAATGCCTGCTGTACCCTGCGTACCTACCGCACCTTGTGACCCAGTATTACCTGTGGACCCTTGGATACCCGTGTTTCCTAATACACCTTGCACGCCTTGTGTACCCTGACTTCCCGTAGAGCCTGTAGCTCCCTGCGAACCTAAGATACCTTGACTTCCTTGGGAACCTGTATTTCCTATAGAGCCTTGGGTACCTACTAATCCTTGAGAGCCAGTTATACCTTGGATGCCTTGAGAACCATTTAAGCCAGTAGTTCCTTGAGAACCTATGGCACCTTGTGAACCCGTAGCTCCGGTTATCCCTTGACTACCTATCGCCCCTTGCGAGCCAGTTGCTCCCGTACTTCCCTGTACTCCTGTAGACCCTGTAGATCCTGTGGCCCCTTGAGACCCTGTAATGCCTTGGACACCAATTGCACCCTGAGAACCTATAGTTCCCTGCACTCCCTGAGTTCCTTGAGTACCGGCTACACCTGCTGTTCCAGTTGCACCTTGTGCCCCAGTTAATCCCGTTGCACCTTGACTTCCAATACTTCCTTGGATTCCTGTGCTTCCCTGACTCCCTAGGGAGCCTGTAACTCCTTGAGTTCCCTGACTTCCAATAGCACCTGTTGTCCCTTGAGATCCAACAGCACCTTGACTACCAGTTAAGCCAACAGTTCCTTGGCTTCCAGTAGTTCCAACACTTCCTTGCGAACCTACCGAACCTTGCGAACCCGTAATTCCTTGCACTCCTGTTGCACCTTGAGAACCAATAGATCCCTGAGTACCGATAACCCCTTGAGATCCTGTAATTCCTTGGGAACCTACTGTTCCTTGAGAACCTATAATGCCTTGAGTTCCTGTTAAACCTTGGACACCTGTACTTCCTTGCGTTCCAGCAACCCCTTGCAAACCAGTGCTACCTTGCACCCCTTGGACACCCTGAGTTCCTTGAGAACCTCCCACACCTAAAGATTGATAGGCTGTTCCATCCCATACATACGGCTCAGGAACACTCATGTCAATATAAATAACATTAGCGGCTCCTGTTGCTGGGAATAATGCAAAACTTGCATACTGCTCTACGCCAGTGGATACAAGAAGTTGGTAAGAGGTGCCGTCCCAATAGTAGGCACTATTATCAGCCTCATCAATATATATTACTGACTGCTGACCTGTCGCAGGAAAAGATGCGAAGTTAGGATATACAGCAACGACACCTCCTATAAAGGCAGGTTTAGGGCAACAACCTTGAATAACGCCTGAGATTATAAATGCGTATATATCGTAGAGACGATCTATATACGCCTCACTTGTGTCAGAGGGGTCTATTCCTGCTGAGTATATCTTATTGCTTGTTGATCCATAAACAGCAATTATATTAAACACGTTGAACGAGAGAGTCTTTACGCTGCTTGAGAATACAATTGTCTTGGCTAGATTGCTTTCGAAGCCTATAGAAACGGAACTTGTAATACTAAAAGAGTCTACAATGTCTGACCCGTTATAAAACTGGATCATCCCATTAGATAGACGCTGTATTTTCGTTACATTTACATTCATTGCTCGAGCATTTTTATCTATTATTTATGAAGGAAATGGTGGTGGTAATGGTGCTATGTACTCACCTTCTGGTAGGTCAAGAATCCAAGCCCATTCAGTAGTTGCAATTTCTACTTTATCTTCGTTAGATAAGAATAGAAACCACACATCGTTGATGTCTTGAACGCAGTTAAAGAATTGATAAGGGGAATAGTATTGCCCCTGTATCTGCTCTTTTTCTTCTATTGTCAAAATGTAACCTATCATACTTGTCTACCTAATGTTGTTTGAAATGTTTGAACTGCGGTGTAGAAATCGCTCATGTTTTGGCTAGTAATTCCATCCCCAATAAATCCAAGTGCATTTTCTCTATCTTCATAGCCTTGTCCACCTCTTGCAAAAATAAAATTTCTAGAAGACAATGTACCACTTGCAGAACTTGCGTATGTTGCTATTGTTGAATTTAGTTGAATAAACTTTACATTTAATCCAATTCTTGACATTGCATTAAATCCACGACAATCACTAACTGCTCCCCCATCATTACCGCCATCAAATAAATATCCGTATTTATTGCCGTCATTATACCTAATCCAAAATTCATTAGGTGGGTTATTAGTTGATGGCACACCCCAACCAAATGAACCACTACTTAGAGTATTTGTTCTACAATAGTATCCGTAAGAAATATTACTAATTGAATTCATTGTATTTAAATTTAAATTAGTATCCATAAATGCACTATTTCCATTAGGAGTAACTCCTGTACTTGCAAATGTCCAACCACTTGAAAAAGTACCCGTAAAACTTGCACTCTTTAAGTTTTGTGAACAAGCGGCAGCACTTGAACCTACCATTGGATAAATTGCTTTCATTGGCGTCCATATTCCAACCGCTTTCATTTGTAAAACTAATTGAGTAATTGCATTCTGTTCGGTAGAAGTTAAAGAACCACCTGCTGCTATTACTCGGTTAAAAAAATCTTGAACATCAGGATCAGAAAGTGAAACGCTACCAATCATTCCTAATTGCGTTGGTAATTGCCCAGCAACTAACTTGTCACCAAACAATTTTTCACCAAATCCACGAAATATTCCAAAGTCAGGCATTAGTAATCTCCTTTAATTGCAAATACATTTACTCCTGCCGCTGTTGCAACAGTAATTCCAACCTTTACCACTTGACCTGCTTTAAGTTGCAAATCAGAATAAGTATTAACTTGTCGTTGTGATGTCACCGTTGTTGATGGTGTTATTGCATTTAGTGCAATCTCATCAAATAACTTAAAGTTAGCACCTGCGGTATCACTTATAAAGATAAGCACTAAAACAGCAGCGTTTGTCCCTGCTACCTTTGCTCCTATCTGAGTTATTTTAGTTCCGTTGGTTGCTGCCGTTAGTAGCGTTATGGTGTTACCCATCGTTGCTCCTGTACGGTCTGTTGTTGCAGCCGTTACCGTAGCGAAAGCCGTTTCAGGAACGAGTGCGAAAATGGGTTGAAAGTTAGCTGGCATTGTTTAGTAATTGTAAAATAAATATAATGAACTTGCTGGGTTGGTTATGTCAACTGTGGATGTTAAAAGCTGATATGATGAGCCGTCCCAATAGTAGGCTTGGTTCATCGCCTCGTCTATATATATTACAGACTGCTGTCCTGTTGCTGGAAAAGATGCAAAGTTAGGATACGAGGCAACGACCCCTCCAACAAAAATAGTTTCAGGGCAGCAACCTTGGATGACATCTGAAATTAAAAATCCGTATATGTCGTAAAGTCTGTTTACATATACCTCACTTGTGTCAGAAGGATCTATTCCTGCTGAATATATTTTACTACTTGCCTCCCCGTAAAGAGCTATTATATTAAATACATTGAATGAGAGGGTCTTTACGCTGTTTGAAAATATAATTGTCTTGGCTACATTATTTTCAGATCCAATAGATACAGAGCTTGTAATGCTGAAAGAATCTACAACTTCAAGTCCATTGTAAAACTGAACTATTCCGTTGGTTAGACGTTCTATTTTCGTTACATTTATATTCATTACTCAAGCATTAGTACGGACGCAATCTCGTCATCGGATGCGTTCATACAAAAATACTGAAAATTACCATACCTTTCAGACATTATTGGAGCCTTTTCTTCAAAATTTAAACTATTAATTCCTATCGAGATTAATTTGCCCATGACATACTTCGTGTCTTGGTGGCCTCGGCACTCTGCGTTTATTTCTTCTACCTCTTCAACCTCTTCCACTTGAGGTGCGTTTATAGTTCTCGCCTTCTTCTTTTTGGAGGAGAGGGTGCGAACTCTGTTGTAGTTCTCCTCACCCCAAATAAACTCAAAGAGTTGTTTAACAGTAACCCTCTCGGAGTTAAACTTCTGTGAGGTTGCCTCCAACGCTTGCGCTATAGGGAACTTGGATGGTTTGCAATAGCGAGAGAGGGAACGTAAGTCCTGACACTTGATGACCTCCACCGGATCTATCCCATGCTCTTCTGCAACTAACTTCCAACTCTTGATTGGTCTAAACTCAGTCTCCTTCCTTGGCTTCTCAAACTCAAAGTCAATAGGTATACCTAGAGAGGTGCAGGTCATGACGAGTAACTTCATATTGGCTATGGCAATGAGAGCCTCTCTCGGCTTCTCTTCCTCGCACACTACAGAAAAGGTGTCGCTCCTCTTGTCAGCAATGGTCATGTACCCTGTGACCTTAACACTCTTTGGAGCGATAGACTCTTCCTTGAAGATTTGCCATCTGATATCTCCTGTGTTTACAGAATCGCTTATAGCTGTATATAGTTCAATGAGACTTTTCTCCTCCTTGGAGAGAGAGAATGGTAGAGAACATTTCATTTGTTTTTTTTGTTATTTGTTATTGTTCGGATGGTGTGTCATCCTTC